CGTGATCCCGCATCCTCGGCCAGCTCGCGGGCCTTAGCGACCACCTCGTCGCCACTCGGAACATAATCCATATCGGCCTTCCACATGTTGATGACGGCGTCGGGGTTGCACGGGCTGTCGACCAGACTGATCTCGACAAGCTTCAGCGCGGTGATCACGTTGCGGTCGGCGGTGTCGCGCTTCAGCACCTTCCCGCCGATCGAGAAGCCGGCATAGACCCCAGCACGCACCTTGGTGATCGCCAGCGGGTCGACGACATGCGCGCAGATCTGGGTGATGCCGTGATCGTCGACCTCGGCCTCGACCACGCGCCCGGCGGCACTCGGCTCGTGCATCTCGCGCAGCGCGGGGAAGCGGCCATAGTCGGGCAAAGCCGCCTTCATCGCCTGGGCGGTGATCGTCTCGCCTTGCTGGTCGCGCGTCTCGGACGAAGCGACGCCCCAGACCTTGATCGTGCCGTCTTCCTGATCCTCGACCTTGGTGATCGCGCCGAACTGGCGAAACCGCGTCATGCTATGGCTTTCCTTTCCATGAGTATAGGAGCCGCGCCGCAGGACAGCGGGCGATGTGGAAGCTTGGGATTAAAAAGGGCAAGAGACGGCGGAGGTCGCGCCGAACAAGCAGCTACGACCGGATCGCTTGCCCGATTAGTGATGGCGCACAGAGAATGGCGGCAAATCGCTTCGCGCCGCCAACCAGCCCCGGCAGCGGCAAACGATCAGATTCAGGTTGCGCGGATCGTGGCGAAATCGACCGACGCAAATGCTGCATCAGATCGATCATTGGTCACGTTTAATCGCCACGTCCCTCTTGGGGCGGAACGGTAGGCCATAGCCGTTACTTGCGGCCTGCCTCGATCGCTCGCGCTATCTCGACCCATTCGGCATAAGTATGGCACTCGACCCTGCCGGTCTTTTTCCGGCTGAGGCATTGTTCGGCATCCGGCGAGTTGTTGTCCCGAGCCAAAGACGCCCGCGACCCCAGGCTCGCGCGCGATGTTTCGAGAGTCTGATAGCTGTACCCGCTGACGGTGGTCTGCGTGCGCGAGTAGGTTTGCGCGCTGAGGGACAGCGGCAGCGCGAGAAGGACGGTGGCGACAACGATACGCAACATGGCCTGATCTCCTGTCCAACGCGGAACGCGCGCCGACAAGGCGCCGTTCCGGTCGCACAATCATACGTATCGGCTCCGTTTTGCTCAACCGCGATCGCCGCCAGATCGGACCAATGGTCAGGGCATTGGACTGCTGCTGCCAACGCTTCCCAGCGGCACCGCCCCTGTGCTGGTGTACAGCATCGGCTTCGCGCCCAACCCATCGTCGAGCGGATCATCCCCGCGCGCATGCCGCACCTCGTCGATCGTCCGCGACCCATTGCGCAAATCGCGATCGTCGATCTCAGATTGCACCTGCGGATCGATGCTCGTCGCCTTGACGAAAGCGAATTCCAGGTCGGGATAACCGAACTCGATCTGGATCACATCGTCGATCCAGCGCTTCATCCACAGCTGCAGCGGCTCGAGTCCCTCCTCGAGCGAGCGCTCCTGATCCTCCATCGCCGTCGACCGGTTCATCTGGCGCACGAACGGCGTAGGGGGCAGCGAGAAGGCGAAGGCGACGATCCGCGCCAGCCATTCGTCGAACTCGTCCTTGATCGGCGCCGCCTTGAACGCGGTGAATTGCGATCCGTGCGGACCCCAGATCAGCTTGTTCTGCTCGGCGGCATTGCCCGCGATCCGATCGTCGAACCATTGCTGCAATTCCTGGATCTTCGCCGCGTCCCACCCCTCGGGCGCGTTGAGCAGCCCCGCCGGCACGTTGCCCTCGGTGAAATAGCTTAGCTGCGCCGCCTGGCGCCGCAGGATCGTATTGATCGTGACGATGATCTGCTCGACCGGCCCGAAGCCATAGAGATGATGCGGCCGGACGTTCCGCGGCACATAGAGCAAATCGGCATTGGTCAGGTTCGCCCACACCACGCCCTTGATCACTTGCTGATAGGCAATGTCGGCCGGCCCGCGCGGCCGCCGCCCGGTATCGTCGACCATCGGGTGGATCGTATCGCCCGGCACGATCTCCAGCGCGATCAGCTTGCCGCCACGATTGCGCCGCTTCTCGAACGCCGGCGCGTCGAGCGTCAGTAAATCCTCCAGGCTCGACCGCATGAAGGTCGCGAACGGCGTGACCCCGTCGGGCTTGCGCCAGAACCGCGTCAGCTCGACGATGCGCGGATCATCGGCGATCTTGGCGGCGCCATCGACCGGCTTGATCTGCCAGTCGAGCCGTTCGACCTGATCCTTGCGCGTCTCGATCGCCAGCCGCACCAGCTCGACATTGGCGAACGCCCGCAGGGCAGGGAAGCCGGTCTGCTCATAGGCGCGCGGTTGCAACGTCGCGTTGATGTTGGGCTTGAAATCGTAGCCGCGCACCGGCTGCTGGACGACCGGCGTAAGCGGAAAGCCGGGCGAAAACGGGCCCCAGGCATTTTCGTTGCTGCTGTTGCCCCAGCTATAGGTGACATTGGCCTGCACGCCGCCCTTGGGCATGTGATTCTCCTTTACCGGAACGCTCTTTGATGCCCGAAATGTGGTCGAACTGGCTCATTACTGGAAGAAGTGCCGCTCTTCCGGCACAGTGAAGCGATGAAGTTCGCTTTTGCCTGGCTATTGTTCCTGCCAGCCGCTTGCGCGACGACCGGCCCGGTCGATCAAGCTGAAGCGGCACGGCGCGCGGAGGCGGTTCTCCGCGACCGTTTTGGCAGCGCGTTCGCCGACCCGCGGCACGTCGTTCGTCATCGGATCGAAGCCCGGGGCAAGTATTGGGTCATGCATTTCTGGGATCCGGCATCCGAAGCTTTCGGCGGCGGAGGTGTTGCCTGGGTCGAGCGTGCTACGGGCAAGGTCGATACGGTCGGCGTTGGTCAGTGAAAGAGAGTGATCGCAATCGCTGGGTTCACCACATCAAGCACCTTCGAGCCGAACACGATACTGGCCTGTCGGACGCCCAACGCATCGCGCTGGCCGACACCAAATGGCGTCGCTGGGTCGAATACCAGATCAATGCCGACGACCAGTGCCGCCGTATGGCCCTTCGCCATATCAGGGAATCGGGGACCGATGCCCTGATCGAGATCGACGGCGATTGCCTGCGGGTCGTCGACGACGATCGAGCCTGACCGCCGCCGTGTTCGTCACCGCGATCGAAACATTCCTTGCCCGGTCAGGCAAAAGTCGCGGACGCGTTTGCTCCCGCGCCGATGGTCTGTGGGTGTTCGTCACCGAATATCTGACCGAAGCAACCGAGGAGTTCCCGCCTTACTGGATTAACGACTATCCACCGTCCGGGATTTATCAAACGCGTGACGATGCCACGGCAGCGCTGCGAATCGTACTCGGCGAGATGGAGACGATCGAAGGTGCCCGGTCGGTCGAGATCAATACCGATGTCGGGCCCTATCCCGAACCCTGATCGCTTCCGTTGGCCGTCACCGAATTCGCCGCGCGCACCAGGTCCAGGAACCCAACCGACGCCACCGCATCCTCCGCCGGCCAGAACGCCATCACCAGTGCATCCGCCTTGTTGGGCGATCTCGTGCCGTCAGGCTTCTTGTCGACCACCAGCTTGAGTGCGCCGTTCACCGCCCGCGTCGCTTGACTCAATTCCTTCCGCAGCGACGCCAGTCCTGGCATGTCGCGCGGCAGGCTGATCAGGTCGGCGGGGTCATAAACCTCGCCCGCCGTGACTGCTTTGTGCGTGCGCTCGAAGCGCAACCGCAATTGCCACCAAGCCTGCGCTTTCAAGTTCGCATAGAAATCGCCATTGACCGGCGTCTCACTATCCCCCGGCACGACATGCTCGCGTGGCCGGAGCGGCGACGCGCCGGCATTCCACGGCCGGAACGTAATCCCGGCAGGCAGCAACGCCAGCCCATCGGCATCTGCTTCATCGCGTAACCGGTTGGCTTCTGCCTTCACCCCCGCGCCGACGCCGATACTGTCATATTGCAGCGCGACCGTTCGTCCGCGCAGCCGATCGACCGCCAGTCGCGTCGCCTTGCCGACATCGCCTTCACCCCAATCCTCGACCGAATGCACCACCGATCCCTTAGCGATGGCCAGCGCATGTCGGTCGCCACCCTCGTCGGCCGGGTCCAGCGCGGCGCGCCACCCGCCTTCATCGTCGAATCCGAGCGCGAGATGCGCGTCGATCGCGCTCGCAACCCAGTCGCCGGGGATGATGATCCCTTCGACCGCGGCGGTGTAATTGCGATCGACTTCCTGCGCGAAGACATGGAGCAGCCCGTCGGCCGCCGCCTTGGCCCGCCGCCCGGCATACCAGGCAGCGTCCTTGGCCGGATGGTCGCGCCAGTCCATCACGAACACGTTGACCCGATCACTGGCGAGCGCCGCACCCGGCGCCCATTCGATCCCGCTTTCGCGCCGGCGATGGAACACGTTGCCGGGCCCGTTGACCGAGCTCATGTCGATCTGGACATTGGTCGTGTCGGCCAGTGCGGCCTCGATCTTCTCGGGCCGCTCGTAATGTGCGCTCTCGTCCTTGAAATAGATCAGTTTGCGCCCGCCGCGCCCGATATTGTCGCCCGACTCCCCGGTGATCGTGGCACCGGTCGCGCGGTTGACGATCTTCATGTTCGGCATGTCGTCGCGCGGATCGAACCCGGCGGGCAACATCAACCGCGGCAGGTGTCGGATGAGAATCCGCATCTTCTCGAAAATGCTGTCGGGGTCGCCGATCTTGTCGACCAATTGCTCCTTGCGGCTGCCCCATCCGATCGCGGCGCCCGGCCGGTACAACCACAGCCAAACCGAGAAGGCGCAAGCGAGCCATGTCGCACCCATGTCTCGCGCTTTTTCGATCAACCCGCTCTGCTGCGCATCGACGTTGGCGTGCAGGAACGCGATCATCTCGACCTGGCGGGGAAAGGGTACGAACGGCATCACTGTCGGCGCGTCGCTCGCCGCCTTTCTAGGATCGTACGTCACGGCCCAATGCGCGATCCACCCGGCGGGATCCTCGCGATATCGCTCGGCAAGCCCAGCGCGCAGCCCGGCATCCGCCTTCAACCGCCGCAATCGATGCTGTCGCGCTATCAGCTCGGCGACATAGTCGGGCGGCCAGGCCGGGAGGGCCGGCGCAGAACCCACCGTCACCCCAGTTCTTCGCGATAGCGTTCCGCCGCCTCGCGCGCCGACATGTCGGGCGTGATCGCCTCGACGGCGCGCGTGCCGATCCCAAGCGGGTCGGGCGCCGAACCCTCGCGCCGCCCCGCACGCGTCTTTTCCCACCACAGCATCGCTGTGGTGTTCCCGTTCATCGCG